CTTTCTGTAATGCAGTAGCTCTTGCCTTTCTTGTTTCCAACTGCTCAACAACTTCATCCACATCAAAAGCCGTCAGCTGTTTGTTAACACAATCAATAAATTCCTTCTGGTCGGAACTAATGCTATTTCCAATATCCCATATTTTAATATATTCAATTAAATCGTCCGCATCAATCAGTCTGCTCATCTACTTCGCCCTCTTTCTCATTGAAAACCAAGTCAACTCTAATCACATCCGTTTCTATCGCTGAAAGGCAGCTTACTTTCAAGTTATAAAATGGTTTCAGCAGCTTCGAACCGGCATTGAATGTATCATAATTATCCCAGTTTCTTCCCGGGTGGCATATCTGGATTTTTATGTCACTTTCTGGATCACCGCCAATTGCTACTATTAAATCAATTAACTTCATCTTCTATCCTCCCGTTCATACATGTTTGCGTTTTTGCTTTTCCATTCAGCAAACGTCTCTATTTTCGCACCTAATGGTCGTTTAGAAATTACATAACGTCTCCAATATTCTTTCCAGATTTCTTCCGGCCCAAGAGCATTAAATCTTATACAATCAAGTTTCGCACTATTTTCCGTACAATATTCCAACGGCGGCAGTAGGGGTAATTGATAGCCCACTTCGTAAATTGCAAATCCGTATCTTCCAGGAGCAGTATAGTATCGAAGCAATCCATTTTTTAAAAGATATTCCTTCGGATAAATAGACTTGATTTCACTCATCTCCTTCCCACACTCCCAACAACCGCATTCTCTCATACAGTACAGCGACGGTCTTGCGTCTGTATCCGTAGAAGTCTTTCGGGTTCATCGGGATATATCTTTCTTTGCTGATTTTTCTGTAACTTTTCCGGTGCAAAATATTCTCAATAACCATATCCGCTATCACCGTGTTTTTCGGGCAAGCTGACAAGGCGGCACCGGAAAGCAGGTATCCGTACTCTGCCGGAAAGTCTTTCAGCATCGTATTCAGTTTTTCAATGTCCTCTGCCGGAATACCGTAGTCTTTCAGCTTCTTGTTCCTTGTCAGCATACCATTCTCCTTTCTATTCGGCTGGATGATGCTTGCCGTACATGATCGCCACGCATACAAGACCAGCCACTCCAAATACGGTTCCAAGGGTGAATCCTAATAAGAATGCAATCATGACTCATCCTCCTCAACATAATCTTCGCAATCTTCTGCGTATTCGTAACTGTCCATCATGTCGCACCGATTATCACAACCGCCTTGCTTATCGCAGCAAATGCAGCACGTTGTTTCACCGTCAGGGCATTCGTTTTTGCAATATCCCATTTATTCCTCCTCGCGCATTATTTCTTTTACACATTTTTCACAGTAACAACCTTCAAACCCCTCTATTTTATACAGAAAGCACATCCAATTTGCGTTCCAGATTCCCTTGTCATTGCATCGTTTACAGCTTCCCTGTCCCTCTCCTTGGCATTGTGTTATTTTTACCATGTTCAGCCCTCCTTATACGGTGCTGGAAGTGGTTGCCATGCTGTGACTTTCCAATATGACCTAGCACCAGTTAATTCCCAGCGTTTCAATTTGTTTTGAAATTTTGCGTAGGTTGAACGATGTATTCTTCCGTCCATGCAAGTCACTTGATATGTACCACTTGCTTCCGGCAATCTCTCACTGACTGGAATCCAACCATTTTCTTTCTCGTCATCCATATTTTCGATATAATCCATGATTTTAAGTCCCAACTCGTAAGCTGTTCCCTCGAAAGGTCTTCCATAAGGATTTATTGTCCTTTTTATGTAATCGTATATTTTATGTTTATCGCTCATACTTCCACCTTCGAATCTTCTGGCATCTGAAACAGGATTGATTTTCTTATCTCATTTCCATAGCCTTTTAATACAGCAATTCCATGTGCCACACTTTCTTTTGTATTATAGCTTCCTGTGTATGCTGAGCCCGCCAGCCCATTGCCAACAATTTCACCAGATTTGTATTCCATGTATGCTTCTTGAATCATATCCAGTACTTTGATTGCTTTTTCCTTCGATGAATAAGTCCCAAGCGCATAGCTATCTTTCCAATACATGGTTGCATGTCCCTTACCGTCGCTTAAAATCTCTATAGCAATCGGGCCTTCCATATTAGCTAAAATTTCCTTGTCCTGACTTCTGATTAACATTTTGCACCCTCCTAATATCTATCAAATTCAATGCTATTGTCTGAATAGAATCTGTAAGCATCTTCTCTGATTTTCTTAACTTCACGCATGATAATTTCTTTTGCTTTTTTGACAGCTTTGTCAAAATCTTCTGTTCCGAGATCGTAGTTATCAATGTTCAGTGCCTTGCTGTTGAGAAACAGTGCATCTCCACAGCTAACATATTTGTGGATACTTATTTCTAAAGAATTGTTCTTTAAATTGAAAATACTTCCGGTTTTAGGCTCTTCGTTATACTTAGCATTACTTTTGAATTTCATTGTTATCCTCACTTTCCCCATGTAAGCAACTGACACGCTATTGTGCAGTCCTCCATGATTTATTTAAAATAATCTTCAATACTCATCTGCTCATCTGAATTGAACACAATCATTTCATCTTTAGCTCTCTGATA